AACTCCTCTTAAGCGTTGGTCGACAGCGTCTTGAAGCCTGCGGCAGCGGTCGTATCGATGCCGCCGATCTCGCCGGCAAGGTTCACGATGCTGATCGGGTTGTGATAGACGAACGTCGCGCCGCCGATGGCGGCTGCAAAGTTTGCCGCGTTGTCCTGCAGGCGTAGATAAATGTTCGGCCCTATGACGCCGGTCGAGCCCGTGATCGTATCGATCATGAACACATCGACGATGTTGCGCGTGCGGAACACGACGTTGCGCACTTCTAGATCGGTCGTCGCCGTGGTGCGCACGTCGATGCCGCCGACAGCGAAGTCCCCATCCATGCGCAGGCCATCGATGACAATGCCGTCGCCGCCAACGATGGCGATGCCGGCGTTGGTGCCGGCTGCCGTCGCTCCGTCATGGCGATAGTTCTTGATCAACAGCCGAGTCGCGCCGGCCGTCGTCAAGATGCCATCCGTGCATTGTCCCGTCACATCGCGATATTCGCAATCGATGATGGCGCAGTCCGCAGCCGAGACGACCGTATGGCTGACAACTGCATCAACCCCGCCGGTAATGAGCAAATTCTGCAGGAGGCAGGACGCGGCCGACAGGGTGATGGTTGAGGCCGTGGCCGTGAGATTGAGCGTCGGCCGCAGAGCGCCGTTGCCTAGGCCGATGATCGATACGCCGATGACGTCGACGGCAATGCCGGCCGCAGCCGCAACCGTTTCCGTATGTCCGGCCTTGACGTAGATGATGTCGCCGCGCGAGGCGGTGCACCTGCCGATGGCGTAGTCGATCGTCGAAAACGGGCGGTCGAACGTGCCGGCATTGCCGTCGCTCCCCGTTCCCGAGTGCACCCAGAACAGCTTGTTGGGGTAGGCGTTGAGGATCGGCATATTGCGCACGGTGACGCCGTTGCCAAACCCGTTCGGGTAGTTGGATATGGTCGAGAGCATGTGGGTTCTCCTGGTTCACGGAAGTTCCGCCGCGATCAATACGCCGACCAACGGAGCCGAACAGTTCTGAACGCACACGCTACGGTTACGAGATGTGGCCTTACAGGGTGCCACCGGCCCCGGCAGCGACGGCGCCGGTGGCGTCGAGTGGAGACCACCAGCAATGAAACAGCAGTGTTCCCCCGGTGAGGGCGGCGCCGGTGATTTCGTAACCAACGTCGAGCCCACCGCCGACCACGAAGGTCAGCGCATCGAGGGCCGTGCGCGTCACGATGACATCGGCCGGCGTTGCATCGAGCCAGAACTCGTTGGTGGCGATGGTGTTGGCGCCGGCGCCGGCCGCCCCGGTCGAGGCAATGAGGGCCGTGGTTGTGCCTTCGATGCCGAGCTGAATGGAGGCCCCGTCGGCGGCGTCGGTCAGTGTCGAAGTACACTGCGGGATGACAACCATCTGCACCATGCCGGTGACGGTGGCGATCTCATGCGAGGCGATGGTATTAAATGTTGCGCTCGTCATGTCCGCCGTGACCACAAAGTAGTTCGGGTTGTTGAAGGTGAGGCCGCCCATCTGGCCCACGGCCATGGCCTCAAGACGCTCCAGCGCCGAGCCGTCATGGTTGGCCACAACCGTCGCCGACGAGAAGGCATTGTTGGCGTTGTTGGCGCCAATTGGACCCAAGACGCTAGCGGCGCCATCGGTGACCGTCGTGCCATCCGTCCCCAGCGCATCGGCAATCGACTTGTTGGCCGCCATGGCCGTGCCGGAGCCGCGCCGTGTGCCGTCCTGGACGTAGGCAAGCACTTCGGAGATGGAGACGCCTGTGGCGTAGGCGGCGGCGGTTTTCCAGGTGGTGATGCCGCCGGTGCCGGACAGAACCTCCGATAGCGGATCGGTCGCCGCCTCGGTGCCGATACGGGTGACAATCGTATCGACCTTGGTCTCCACGTCGCCGGCGACCAGCGTGCCGATCTTCTCGCCCGCCGTGGCATCGGTGCCGGTGCCGAAGGTCTCGAAGAACTGCATGTCGTTGTTGGCGGTGAGGTAGGTGGTGCCGGAGGCAACGCGCAAGGTCGAGTTGCGCATGGTGCCGGTGGAGGTGGCCTGCAGCAGCACGGCGACCACCGGGCCGGCGGCGGTGTTGTTGATATTGACGTTGTCGAGCAGGGCGTTGACCCAGGCGGTGCCGTTCTCGATGGCGCCGGTGCCGAAGTCGCCGACAATGTCGATGTTGCGCAGAATAACATCGTCGGCGGCGGCAATCTGGATATTGGATTGCTTTTGCGTGCCGGTGGTCGAATCGACAAAGCGCCAGCCGTCAATGGTCATGCGATCGGCACCGGCATCGGCGACGATGACATCGGTGGCGGCCATGGCCGCGGCATCGCGGTATTCGCCGTTGATAATGCTAAAGTCGGCGGCGTTGACATCGATGGGGCCGGTCAGCGCATCGAGGGCCGAGACGAATAGCGGATTGACCAGGGTGACGTTGGCGGCATCGATGTCCATATCGGCGCCGACGGCACCGCCAAAGGTAATGCGCGCCCGCGTGGCGCCATCGCCGAGAAAGCAGACAGCCACCCCGGCCACGTCAAACACGAGGCCAGCGGCCGCCGTGATGGCCTCGGTATGGCCGGCCTTGACCATGACCACGTCGCCCTTGTTGGCGCGCACGATGCCGCTGTCAAAGCAGCGATCGATGGTGGTAAAGGGGGAATCGAAGGTGCCGCGTCCGGCCGTGGTGGCGTTGGAATCGACCCAGAACACCTTGCCGGAATGCGAGTTGAGGATGGGCACGCCGCGCACGGTCAGCCCGCCGCCAAAGCCGTTGGGATAATTGGAAAACGGGGAAGCGCTCATTAGGGAAGTCTCCATAGTTCACTGTCACGAGGATGCCGCTTATCAAGCGGTATCACCCGTCCGACCCGCGACAATCGCGGGCGGAAGTTGGCAGATTTACTTTTTGTGGAGACGCCGTGCCCTGAAGGGTCCCTAACTGCGGCGACGCATCGTACATAACTGAGCCGCGGGGAAATTTCCAGCAGAGATTTTGGCGGTGGTGCGGGAAGTGAGCGGCTAGGCCGCTACTTTTCTTTTCTTGGTGAGATACGCAATCGCCTTGCGCAGCAGAACCGGGTCGTCGTTGAAATAGCCTAAGCCGCGGTTACACCCCGCGCACAACAAGCCGCGAACGACCTTTGTTTCATGGCAATGGTCGACGTGCAGCGCTACGCGATGTGTGGTGCTTCGGTGCGCCTTGTCGGTCCCACAGATGGCACACCGCCCGCCTTGCTCGGCGTGGATCGCGTCGTGCTCATCGCGCGTTAGGTTGTACTTCGTTTGCAGCGCCCAATCGCGACCGTATTGCGGGCCGAAGCTGTTTTTATTGCCGCCCAGGCGGGAAATCCATTGGCTGTTCTCAACCGACCAAGGCTCAAGGTTTCGCTTGCGTCGCAGTTGGTGCGCCGGGCTTGGCCGGGCGCCGGCATCAGCTACGAAGCGCTCGAAGCTCTCCCACTGCTCGGGGTACTGCCCACGATAGCGGCTGCGTATCAGCTTCCACGTATTCTTGAGGTGATGCTGCGCCTTGGCATAGTGAAACGTACAAAGGTTTCTGGCTTCTGCCGGGCTTTCGCAGCCATCGATGATGCAGGTCTCTACCCGCACAACGTTCTTGCGCTGCACCGAGCCGTTGCGCCGTAGACGATGGTAGCAGGGCTGGCAAAGGCCGCGCGCCAAGAGCTTGGGCGCGCCGCAGTGAGTGCATGACATGGTGTCCTCCACTTCTGGCAAGACACCAACAATGCAACATACAAACGAGGTCGTCAAGATCGCGGCGGCACTTATAACCGGCCGCCGCGATCACATTTACTATCTGATAATGATGAGCGATTTCAATGACTTATGCCCCTGGCGTTCCAAAGACGTTTCTCCAGTCACCCCATTTGCTGGAGTACCTGGACGTCACTTTTGCCTTCGCGTTCTCACTATCAAAGTCGTTCTCTTGATTGAAGTCAGGCTTACGCCGCCAATAGTGCGTGAGACCACCAGGCGCATCCGTCTGCACAAACCAGGCGTCCGTATCGGTGAGATACGTCCAGGTGATGAGGCCACCCTTGAACATGCCGCCGACGACGTTCTTGGCGTTGTTGGCGGTGTCCGGGGTCTGTGCCGATTCCACCAGCCGCTTGGCGTCGAAGTGGACGTTGGGCGGCACGATGAGCTTCTGCGGCGTCAACTGAACTCTGAGACCACGCGAGTTCTTCGCGTTCATGATCTGCACGCACATATCTTCCAGCGAGGCTTCCGACAGATCGGCGGCCGTCGCCAGCTTGTTGGACTGCGTCCCGTCGAGCGTGACGTGCGCCGTCGAGATCATCTCTAAGCCATCGCCGCCCAGATAGGACGAGTTGAAGGCGCGGTTGAGATGATTGGCGTGAACGGTTTCGTCGGTGCAGCGCAGCGAGAAGGCCAGGCGCTCGGTGCGGCGCTTGGCGACTTCCATATACTGGTTGTCCTCAAGCTCCTCACGCGTGGCGATCCAACCCATGCCATAGACGACATGCGTTAGCCGCGTCGTTGAGCCCTGCTGATCGGAATCATACTGAACGTTCTGACCCTGATCCTTCTCAGGGACCAAACCAAAGCCGGTGCCTTCGACCATCTCTTCGTAGTTCTTGTCCGAGGTCTCGACTTCGAACAGCTCAGGCCACACCTGCTTCTGCTCGTCGTACTTAAGTCCCCAAATTTTCTTTATCCCCGGCCACAAGAATTTGGGATGCGCGCCAGTTGTGATAACAGCCATTGTTCATCCCTCCTTATGCGCCGGCTACGGCGTCGGTGTAGAAGTGATTATTCAGCCGAACAATCCAATCGGCCCAGTTGCCGATTTCGTTGTCGGGCCGACGCTGCAGACCGAGGATCAAGACGTCTTCGGTGCCATCGCCCGATGCCGTCACCGTGGCCATGCTGATCTCGGTCAGTGCCCGGCCGGTACCGTTGGTGCCGGTGGTAAAGGTGGCGAGATCGGCGGTGTTACCAACGATGGAGGCGGTTGGCACCGAAGCGGCATCGTCCTGCACGACAAACAAGGTGTCAGGATCATCAGCGACGAGGACGTAACGCGAGGTCGAGGCTTCGACGTAGAGGGTCGAATCGCGCGTCACCGGCTCGACGCCCACGACAACGCCGACCGTGAGGCCGCCGGTTGCCGTCAAGGCCGTAACCGTCATGATGCCATCGGCATCGGCCGAGCCCGCCGGCTTGACCAGAGCGCCGACGTAGAGCGCCGTCGAGTCGGTCGAGGGGTGGTAGTAGCGCCCAACGCGCCCGTTAAACGGGCTGCCGTTGAGTCCGCCGATGGGGCGCAGCCCCATGGCGTTGTCAGCGTTTGCCATTCAAGTCTCCAAGATGTGAATAGGGGAAAGGTTGAATGCCCAGGCGTGACGGTTTGTGTCAGGCGCTCTCGGTGCGCGACTTGACGTCAGGAGCCTTGTTCGATCTTGATCCCGCCTGCCGGGATATACTGATGCGGGCCGGACAGCCCTTGGGGATCGCGCGTCTCGCCGCGCTTCAGCTGGTTTTCGTTTTCCTTGATCTGCGCTTGCTTGCGCGCCTCGTCTTCCTGATAGAATTCCTTCGGCTTCCACATGAGGAAGCATTTCTCGACCTTGGGTGTGGTGCGCTCGTTGGCGATGCGCTCGACACGTGAGCCAAGGCCGGTGTTCCTGGGGTCGGCCAACGTATCTGCGTCGGCGATCTGCCAGCCCTTGCCCTCCATCTGGTAGACGCGCATTTCGCGGTCATTGACCCAGCGGTACTCGAGGCGCTTGTCCTTCAAGACTTCGGGAACGGAGAGCTTGTAGTTGGCTTCGCTAGGATCGGACGGCCCGCGCGCTTTGCGACTGGCGCGCATCTCTTCGATGCGTTTGCCAATGACGTCTTCCGTGGCTCCGGGGGCTGCAATCTGTGCATACTCTGGCTCAACGATCATGTCGGAGACGTGCTCCGCACGTACGGTGGCTGGCTTCTTGGCTGACATGTCTTTGCTCATGGCTCTTAGTCCTGTGCCCAGTAGTCGGTTGCGTATTCGGCCTGCGCCTTTTTCGGGTCAGCCCCGAAAAGGCCCAGCTCGATGAATTTGGCTCCGGCCTTCTTGGCTTCCGGCGGAAGATCGTTCCATCCCCTGGCGCGGTTCGTACCCTGCGCCTGTCTGCCGCCGCCCTCGACGGAAGGGGAATGTGGTTGCGCCGGCGCCGCGTGACCGTTGGAAGGTGACAAGCCAAACTCCTCGGGAAATTTCTGTTTGGTGGCTTCCAAGGTGCGGCGCAGGTTGTCCTCGATGGAAATCCCCGGCATAGCCTTTAAGAGACGACCGTGCTCCTTGGTGGCGAAAGCACGTAGAGCCGGGTCGGCATTGAACCAGGTGTTTTGATCGACCCAGCTTTGCACTTCGGCCGGCACCGTCGATTGCGGCTGTGTCTGAGTGGGCTTGGGCGCCTCAGTGCGGGGTTCTTCGACTTCGGTATCGTTGTGGAAATCGGTGAGCGCCTGACGCTGGTCCTTTGACAGCTTGTCGTAGGCCTGCGTGTCGCCGGCTTCGACCGCCTTGCGCTTTTCCGTCTCGAAGTCGTTCCACAACTTGTCGCGCTGTTTTTCGAGGGCGATGGCGTTCATGCGCTCGGCGCGGGCAATGCGCTTGTCGAAGCCGGCCTGCTGCGCGGCGAGCTTCTCGGCCGTGATCTTTTCTGCTTCGCGCGTCTTGGCGATCTCGCGGTCGAGCTGCGATTTGATGATGGGCAGAATGGTCCTGCCGCGCTCGACGAATTCGTCAGCACCCCGATGTTTGGCGGGGTCACCGCGCCATTCGTCCTTGGGCACCCAGCCCATACGACGGGCTTCGGACTCGACCTCCGGGGAGACAGGCGCGGGCGCGGCTGCGGGGGTCTGTGCGACTTCGGCTTCACTACCGGCTTCGGCCGGCGCGGGGGCTTCGGTGACGGCCGCCTCTTCGAGAGGGGCCTCCTGGTTTTCAGTTGCCATGGTTTCCTCCCTCATGCCGCGTAGCGCTTGGAGGAGATGGCACTCATGCCCTCGGCTATCTCGGCCAGCGCCTTGTCGATCCTGGCGCGGTCAAAGTGTGTCAATGCATCGGGCGTCTTGACGATGCCGCCCGCCAGCGCGCCAGCGAGGGCGGCAAAGGCCAGGAGCTTGAGGCGCTTGCTGTCCACCTCGTAGTTGTCATCAAGGATGGCGCCGATGGCGACTTCCTGGCCCAATCCGTTGCGGATGGTCAGGGTGGCGGTGATGCGCTGCTCGGCGATGAGTTCGTCGGGTGTCTTGGTCATTTGCTTGGCTCTGCCTCTAATAAAAAACCCCGCACGATGGCGGGGCGGGTTGGCTCGGATTGTTGGCTCGTGCTCAGTCGAGAATGGCGCTGACGTCCTTGTCCTTGACGATGAGGTATTTTTCCCCGTCTTTGCCGTCAACGCGCATCCCCGCATACTTGGCGAAAATCACCTGGTCGCCGACCTTGGGCTTGCGGCAGCCTTCCGGCCACGTCTCGTAGGTGAAGGCCAAGGGGGATATGGCCAGCAGCGTGCCGCGGATGGCAGCGATCTGCTCTTTGTCGACCATCTCGGTCGGCTTCATCAGTTTGAAGATGCGGCCGTCGGGCATGATCTTTTCGATGGTGTCGGAGATGATCTCCTGCTTGACGACGCAGTTGAACTCGGTGGGCCAGATGCCGGAGGGATTTGTTGGCGCCATGGCGGCCTTGAGTGCGGCTTCGGCGGCGACGGCGTGCATGCGAAGAACTTCCTTTCTTGCCTTTGACGGGCGTTTTGCCTTAGCCGGCTTTGCTTCTACGGACGCGCTCGACCCGTTGGTCAGTAACTGGCTCATGCTTCTCTGCCTCTTCCTGGATGTCGGATAACTCGATGGTGGTTAAGTCCTCGATGAACTCTAGTTTGGCTTTCAACTCGACCTGGATGAGCTGCGTGATTTTGGGATCTGAGGCGACTTCGCCGTTGAGCAGGGCCAGCCAGCGCTCGGCGATGAGCCCGCGTGCGTCTTGCAGGTGGGCGAACACCGCCAAGGTGATGGCGTTGTCTTTCCAGGCTGAGAAATCTTCCGCCGATATGGGCTTTTTGGCCATAGTTTGCGCGCTGTCCTTGGGGTAGGATTGGGCCATGGACGCTGCCACAGCCACACTCTTTGTTCTGTTCGCTCTACCGACAGGAGAGAGCGACGTGGGGCGAACGCAGGAGTTCCCCACCTTGGCGGCGTGCGAGCAGGAGGCCCAAAAGCTACGGGCCGCAACGACCGGCATCCGCTATGAATGCCACCCCCATCGCATCACCGATGAATTGCTCCGCCCGAAGGCGTGAGGGTTAACGTCCCGGCCATTGCCGCAAGCGGTCTGCCTGCTCTTGCTCGTCGCGCACCGGCTGCGGTATCAGCGGCCAAGGGTGAATCATTCGCTTGCCCGGCGGATCGTTGAATGTCCACTGAGGCGGGAGACCCCTATACAGCGGGGCTGCCGTTGGCACGGGGTTCATTGGTTCTATAGGCCCAGGCGTATAGGAGTGTCCGTCGTAAGAGGCCTTGGCCATCTCCAGATAGTTATCGACCGGTGAAGCTTGCACACCTTCCAGCGGCAGCCCCTCGAGGATCCCCAGCGCTTGTGCTTCTCTCTGCAGGTCAGCCGTAAAGGCTTCAAGCGACTTGGCGGGCATTAGACCGGCACGCTTTCAGCAGGGCTGCGGGCTCCATTCTTCTTGGCTTGCCCGTTCCCAGGCGCCCCGCCCATGATGGCCTGCAACTGACCCTCTAATCCCTTGGTGAACTCCTCGGCGTCGGACTTGCGCTTCTTTCTCTGCGCCGTGTCCTGCGCCATCATCCCTTCGGCGGTCGCACTCATGGCTTCGCCCTTTTGCTTCTCCACCTCGGCGGCCATGCCCTGCATCTGCAGCATCTCTGGGGGTGAGGGTTGCTGCGGCTTGGGCGGCATCAGCTTTTCGATTTCTTCGGCCCCTAGCGCATCGAAGAAGCGCATCAGGCACTCACGCGCATTGACACCCGCCTGGATGGCTTCCGGCTTGGTGCCGACCTCGAGGTACACCTGCGCCCGCTGCATCTTCTGCATGTCGGTCACAGAATTGGGATCTGCTGCCGGCAGAACATCCATGGAGCCCACTTCATAGTCCGAGCGCGCAATGGCCATCCTGTTATCCATGATGGTCATGTACTGCTCGTCGGGCAGGTGCTTGCCATTTAAGGCAAAGAGCAGGGCATATTCTTTCTTCAAGGCGCGATAGATGCGCTTGTAGATGGAGGTGTAGACCTTCATGCCCTGCTCGATCATGGCGAGGGTGGTGGTGGCTGGCTGGTTCCTTGGTTGATCGCCGGTCAGGATGTCCTTGATGTTGGCGATCTCTTTGCTCCACTCCACCATCATGCCGAGCAACTGAAACAGCACGTTGGACGGGCCCGGATGCTCCATGTTGACAATGGCTTCGCGCACCTTGGTGCCTTGCGCATCAACGACGTGATACTGCCCCGGCGCAAAGCGCATCTGGTTCTTCTTGAGGCGTAAGCCTGAACCGATAAAGCCGCCGCCAGCATTCTGCAGATGCCCGGCATCCAGCATCTGGTTGACGGTGCTGTCAATCACCTCTGATAACGGCTCGAGCAGTTCCCCAAAGCCGAGGTCATAGAACCCGCCTTCCGGATCGCGGAAGAACGGGTACTTGACGAACATGTTGTAGCGAGGGATGCGCCCCAGCTTGCCGTCGGCTTTGAGTTTCAACTCGGCCGGGTCGAAGTTGGCGACAATACGCACCACCTTGCCGGTGTCCTTGTGCACCGTGACGATCCACGGCTCGCGATAGCCGTCCTCGTCCAAGTCAATATAACGATGCTGCTCGAGGAACTCGTGCGGGGCGTCATCGTCCCCGTCGGATCCCATGGCAATGCCGAGCTCGCAGTCGAGATAAATCCCATCCGCGACTCTATCTTCGATCTCATGCGGATAGAGATCGAAGATTTGCGTCATGCGCGGTACGGTCTCCAAGGACCGGGTTTTCTGATGCACCACGAAGTCGAGGGCGGGGACCATCTCCGAACGGTTACGTTCCAAAACAGGATCGTAGAACACCTTGCGGAAGGCGCAGCCGACGATGGGGACTTGGCCTAAGAGAACGTCGGTGTCCTCCTCCCACTCCGGCATCTCGTTGATGAGCTGATAGCTCATGTGCTTGGAGATGCGGTCGGCCTTCGACTTTTTGGCGCCAGGTGGGGTTTGCCACTGCGGCTCACCAGTGGCTTCATCCAGAACAGGCTGCCCGTCCGGTCCCATCACCGGAATGCCAACGTCATCGCCGACGATCTGGCCCTTGACGATGCGCTGGCCGTCAACGATCGCCGGGTAGGCGCGAGAGGCGAACTGCAGTGCGGCGGTGGCGAGGATGGGGGATTTGACGTTGGCCGCGCCGGCAAAGGGATACGACTTCGGTTGTGATTTCAGCTTGGCGCGGTCCAGAGACTTCTGTGCTTTGGTCACCCAATCGGCGCGTGAGGCCTCATCGAGATTGTATTCGTCAACGACGCGGGAGCCGAGATTATTGAGGCGATCTTCGTCCACCTCTTCGGCAACGTTATCGAGGTCGGCCCATTCGATGAGCTTGCGCAGGGCTTGCGTGCCGGAGACGGATTTCTCCTTGTCGCCACCCTTGTTCTTTTTGTTATTACCGCGCGCTTTGTAGGCCATCCGGCTATCCACTTTGTGCTATGATCGTCGCGACGATCATGCGGGTTCGAGTCCCGCTCGCTGACCGAGAACAGGTGAACATTCCGGTTCAAATCCGGGCGAGGGGTCTTCGGGAGCAATCCTGCCGGTCCTTACGGGAGCTTCCCCTGGACGGAAGAGGTCTGGCTGGTTGTGGGTGACGAGAAATCGGAACCCTCGCCTTTATCCTTGCGCTTGGACTTGGCTTTGTAAGCCATCAGTAGCCCCAACCCAATTGCTCAGCATCTTGCGTCATGGCTTCGCGGGCGCTGGCGCTCTCCAACTCGGCGATGGCGCCTAAGATCTGCTCGCCCAACACGGTGGGATCGGTGCCCTGCGCAAGCTCGGGGGCGTGGACAAATTCATAGGTTTTGTCGCCTACCCTGACGGTAATGGTGGTTCTGTCTTGCATTAGTGGGCGCTCCTTCCTGGTTCCGGCTGGCATAACTCAAGCGCTATTTTTTGCGCCTCGCCGATGAGGGCGCGGCAGGTTCTGTCGTGACAGGCTGGGCAATGCACGACCGGATCGCCGTTGATGTCTTCGCCACAAGCGATGCTGCCGGGGTTGGTGCATCGCCCCGAGTAGCAGATGCCTTCACCCTTGAAATGACCCATCAGACCTTGATCTTTCTTGGGGTTGACGGCGCCAAAGCGCCTACGCTGCGCGGGCTGGGTGTGGTATGCTTTGCGCATGAGCAGCTACTTGACCACCGTGGCCCTGCGCCTTGTCTTCACGAAGGCTGAGCTTGACTTGATCCTCGGCTGGATCAGTTGCTACAGAGACCACGGCTGCACCCGCGAACTTGACGAAGAGAACGAGGCGCTAGCGGCAAAGTTCGGGTGCCCTGAATCGAGCCTGAAGCCCTAATATGGAAACCGCGAAGATGAGCGATAATCGGCAAGATCGACGGCGCGCCTATCAGCTAAAATCGATGGGCGACATCGGAGAAGCCTACGAGCACGTGGCCTACGAAACGGGTTACTACGTCGCGGAAAACGGCAACATCCTGACACTTGACGGAAATCCGGTGCCGCCGGAGCGGCACATAAGCGCCGAGCATCTGCGGATGTCTGCAGAGCGTAAGGCGAAATTTCAGCAGGGCTGACTAATACCCTGTGACGCTCGAGCGCGTATGCTTGGCGCTGACACATGAGGCGAAGATGATCGATGCGCTGCCCGAATACATTCTCAACGTCATCGCCAGAGGCGATCATGTGGTCTTGCGCGTCTCCAACGCCAAGGTCGTCCACGAATTTCCGTTGAGCGCGGAAGAGGCCGTGAAACTCGCCGACGTGTTAAAGCGAAAAGCCGATGGAAGACTGCTTGAAATTGCAGAGCGCGCGACA